AAATCAACTAAGAAGGAGTACCATTCATGAGGCAGCAATATCTCGCACAGTTTTAAAGAAACTGAGTCTTATGCGGCTGATAAGTCTATCGTAGAAAAACGATGGACATTTCCTAAACATGAACCTAAGTATGCAAAATATTGATTCTTTTCTTGGGAATCAAGGTTCACGCCCACAGTTTTTAAGTGTGTGCGTATATAACCATCGACGCCAAGTTGTAGCATCATATTTAACAAAGGTTCAATTGCAATCGGACGATCTTTGCGAGCGTCCTTTGGGACAAAGGTAATTTTATTGCCTTTAACAACCCTAAATGCCCATTTAAAAATCACTTGCATATCAATAACGCAGTGATTCCCATTTGGGTGAGCATGATGGTAAGCAGATTTTATTGCTTGTAGCCATCGCTCGTCGGAGCTGATTAAAAGCTTAGCGTACGGAACAGCTGACTTCGTAACACTGTAAGGAAAAGAAGACCACTTATAATAAGCGGAAATTCTATCCCCAATCGTGTCTAAAGAGCCACCCGGACCGTGACGTGACGTTGCAAAACATTCTTCAATGTTAACGCTATTAGTAAGTACACGTTCTATAAAAGAACGCATCAGGGGCAAAGCCTCTTCCATGCAATAAGCCGGGTTAAGTGATAAAACACTTTTATAACCAGATTTATTGTAGTCTGAACATGATTGCTCAGCCTTTAGGAAACCGTCGACAGCTGATCGCTGTCTCGAGTCTGATGAACCTTTAAAAGGGTACTTACGTAGGAACGCAGACAATTGATACTCAGCAGCAAATTTCTCGCTGTGCATATCATCGTTGAACGCTATACACTGTGGCGCAAACGCATCTGAAGTTGCCAAGTACTTGTTGATATCACGGGCTCTAATAGCCCCATGAAACGACGTACTAGCTTCTTCACTGATGTAGTCTTTGCAACCGTTCATAATTTCCTGTAGAACACCCCATTGGGCATCTACAGGGACGACACCTTTCAAGTTTGCCTTGATCGATGCGTGACGTTTCTTATTTTGCATAAGATAAGTCTCCATTAGTTAAGTTAACTTAGATTGATTGACGGTCCCATAGGGTGTTCATCACTTCATCGTTGTCTAAAATAGCTAATAGACGTTGACGCAATTCGGTTTTACTCGCGATAGATGCTCCGACAGGAACACTCGCGGTAAAATCCAAAATAATTGCGGATGTGTAATCAGTTCCATCAACAGCAGGCACTATAACGTCTTGAGTAAATTTGATCGATGTTTTTGAAACACCAAAGAAATTACCAGAACGAGTAGGAGGCGTGCGGTATAAGGTCATAAGGTCACGGCTAGAAAAGCCATGGCTAGCACCGATGTACACAGAACGGTTAAGATATTCTTCATGACGAAGATAATCTTGACTAACGATTGTGCCGTCATTAGCAATGTCGACAGGTAGAGTTATTGTATTGGATTGCATATTGTATGCTCCATAAGTTACTTAGTTGATACTACTACGAAATTGTAGATAGTATTGATAAGGTGATCATTTATATAACTTTCTTGCGAAAGCCATCAGATCAGCGATTTTAAAGAAATCCAAATTTAACGAGAAACTCGGTAAAATTGGGCGTGGATAGTCAGGTATGCGTTGAACGACAGTAGTGATACTGCCGGTCGTACCGTTCGAACCGGAAATATATCGGTTCGGACGTGTCGCATCACTCAGCACATATTCTGTATTAAGTACAGAACGTTGCTGATGTGTAACAGTTGTCACTGTTACCCAACTAGACAACACTTTAATTCCAGCTCTTGGGCTCCATGCGCTGATGATATCTCCAATATTGAAGAACCAGTTCCACACAAAAGACCAAGGAGTCAACTCAAACATTAACTCAGGAATTTGATCAATACCCCATGTAGAGAGACCGGTAGACGTAGTGTCAGCCGTGATCTCACATAGGACTCCAGCACGAATCGAAACCGATGCGTCAGTTCTACTGACGCAGGCAGACTTGCGAAAGCCTGCCATGGTTACATCATAGTGCTCCTCCGACGAATCGGAGGATTCAGAGTGGCCACGAAATGTTAAACGCTGAGGTTTTTGTTTCACGCAAAATGCTTTCACAATTTGCTCAGCGTCAATCATAAGTGGCCTTATCGCATAACGTGCTTCCAGATATCTATCTGTAAGCTCATCGGGCGACAACTCATTACGCAGTGTCTTAAGATCAAGAGCTTTAACAGCTTTCAAGATCTTAAAGATACGGTAAAGAATGGAGACTATAGACTCAATAGACTTTTGACCTTCTGCTAGAGTAACTAAGGCGGAAGCCTCATTTACTGTTACATTGGCAAAAGCTTGAGCTATAGCTTGATCTTTTAACGTTTCAATTCCAAGATCTACTACGGGTTGAGGTCTGAAAGTTACAAAACTATCG